TCTTCATTAAGTTTTACACTCTTCTCATCGAATGTGAGAGTTGGGTCTTTGAATAGAGACATTGCAGACAAGAACTCGTTCAAGTCATAGATGGCAAATTCATTGTTGAAAGTATCTGGAACAGTTGCCTTTGCAACGATGTTTTTCATCGCTGACATTGTTCCAATCACAGTTCCATTTTTTACCAGAAGATTCTGGTTAATGGTAGAAAAGTTCTTCAGAACTTCTCGTGTATCATTACTAAGTTTCATATCAATTATTCTCCGTTGTATCGTGATTATGAAGTGCCATTATACCATAATGGATCACCTTTAGCAAGTCATTTCTGTTCTTGCCGTCTTTCTTTCCGTATCGTTGTGAATATTTTAAAATGTTACCGATACAGAAACCTTCACCATGTCCACTGTCCATGATAAATTCTGTTGCTTGAAATTTGTTGTGGGAATAGTGTGCCGAGTATGTTTTGTCAATATACTCTTGCAATTCTTTGAGGATTCTATCCTCTGAATATTTGTAGTCAATTTTATCAACTACTATAGGTTCATCTTTTTTCTTAAACATTACAAATCCTCAATTCAATTACACATACTATAACATAAAAGAGCGCCCCTGTCAAGAGGCGCTCTTACAAAATTACTTGATTTCAATCAGGCGAGGTTTCTTTTCCTCTGGGATGATTCTTTCAAGTTCTACGTTCAACAACCCATTTTCAAAAGTTGCACCTTTAACTACCACATCATCAGAGATAGTGAAAGTTCTTTTGAAGGCACGATTTGAAATGCCCTTGTGCAGATAAGTTGTTTCATCAACAACGTCACCCTTTTCTTTAGACTTGATTGAAAGAGTATTCTCTTTTGTTTCAATCTCAATATCGTCTTTACCGAATCCAGCAACTGCAATCTGAATTGCATAATTGGTGTCATCCATTTTTACGATATTGTAAGGGGGGTAGTTTGTTGTTGTAACAAGACTATCATCAAGTAGTCTGTCGAACATTCTATCGAATCCGATAGAGTAAGTTTTAACCCTGTCAAAAGGGTCTGTAAGAGCTGTATTTACCATTTTGTTTCTCCTTTAAAAAGCAAGTTACAGTGTGATACCCATTACGGCATATCACGTTTATTTATAAAGTGGTAGTTTTTTGGGCGGAAACTACCAAAACCGTATTTGCGACACAGAGTAAGCATATTTGTGTCGAACAGGGCGACTTACGAACAGCACCCTTATTATATATACGACTTATGCCGCATCGGCGTATTCTAATGCCTTATCAAGTGCATTTAATTTTACCTTACGGTTACGTCCGTACCATGAAGATACCAAACGTCCATCGTTAGAACGTCCTTGCAAGTGGTCTGTCATGTTAGTAACAGAGTTGAATGCAGTCCACCAAGTTCCTTGTGCGAACTCAGCACCAGGCTGGACATCCAAGTTTTCAAATGCAAGTTTTGAGTTACGAGAAGTGAAAGGAATTACGTTATCCACTTTCTCTTTCGCAGGCGCACCAAACACTTCATTGAAGTATTGGATTACGTTATCAGCGGTGTATTTCTTAGAACCAAGAAATGCAGCCATTGACTTGTACTGTTCCATCTTCTCACGAGCGATACCCATCTGTTCTTTGACTTCAGAAGCATCAAACTCTTTACGGTGGTTCACAGTCAACATCTTATCTGCATTCTGTGATAGAGACAGTGTAAGAGTGTTGTTACATACTACACGAATTGGTGTCATGCGAATGTTAATCGCCTTACCAAACTGGTGTGGGTTAGTAAACAAGAAGTAGTTGTCAGTAACGTCACCGTTGAACAACTCAAATGATTCTTTGGTTTTTGCAAGTGCCCAAACCATTTGTCCATCTTTCAGTGAACCAGCAGTGTGCATTTCCATGTCACCTGCCATCACATACTCGTGGAAGAATTCAAATGCTTCTGAGTTCTGTACTGGATTCCAACCAGTACCAACAACATCAAGTACAGTGTTGTCAGAGGTACGAACAAGTGCCTCTTTGTTTTTGATAGGAACACCAGATGCAGTGACAATTGGTTGTTTCTCAACAGTCCAGTTAAGTCCAGCGACTTCTTGGAATTGAGCAGGAGTCAAATCCTGTTCTACCTTAGTACCAAGTCCGTGCCATGGTAATTCACCAACGTATGCCATTTGTGCGTTACCGTTTACGATTTCAAGTTCATGTGCCATAATATAAATCTCCGTTTGTTTTCTCAGTTTGTATATTCATAATACCCTGTTTTGAGAACAAAGTCAAGATGTTTTTACAACTTTTTTCAACTTTTTTGCAGCTTTCTTTTTTGCCATATCTAACTTGAGTTTTGACGCATACATTGTGAAGTTCTTTCCTTCCATATGGTCATACTCATGTTGGAAGATACGAGCAGTAAGCCCAGAAAACTTACCTTTTTGTTGATTTCCTTCCATATCCATGTATTCAAACTCAATCATCTTTGAGCGTTTTAGGTTTAGGAAAAGGTATGGATAGGTTAGACACCCTTCCATAAAGAACTCAGTTTCTTCAGATTCCCAAATGATTTTGGGATTGATATACATCTCAATGTTACCATCTTTCAAATCTGTATACATGACAAATGCACGAATAGGCAATCCACACTGATTCGCAGACAACCCAATACCACGCATCGCAGCCATAGTGCCTTTTAGATTATCATATAATTCTTGTGTTGTCAAGTCATGTTTTTCTTTTATTTCTTCAACAGTCGTTTCTGGTAGTTTTACCATCAGTGATGGACTGTCTGCTTCAATTAGTTTGTATATCATGTTCTGCCCCAAAATTCGATAGGTTTAACCATATCTGTGTTGTCGAATAGATACCAGCAACAGTTGTCTTTACCAACACTGTTACTGCCTTCAATCCACTTTACTCTTCCTATACTAACAACTTTTTTCAGTTTTGTCAAGTAGGAAACTGATTGTTTTGTATGCATCCAATCCGAATCAAACAAAAACCATGTAGGAGCAATGTTAGAAAAGTGTTCTATCATTGGATGAAGTATCTTACGATTCCAAGGTGGATTTGTAATGATGTATTGTGCTTTTGCATTTACATCAAAACAATCCATTTCCATTATTTCATCAGACTGTGGTTCAATATCAGACGCATGAATGCACACTCCATTATGTAACCCTAAGTGGTCAATCAATCTGCCGTCACCAGCACAAGGTTCTACAAAGGTAAATGGTTTTTGTGGTAGATGTGCAACAAGAGGAATAACTGCCGCATATGGTGTTGGATAGAAGTCTCGTTCTATTCTTTCAAAATCACTACGTTTTCCCATTACATCACCAAATGACTAAAGTTCTTTTCTTTCTTAAACTGAACTACACTTCTAAATTTATCAAAAAGAATATCTTGTTTGTGTGATATCACAAATACATTCTGATCGTGGAAAGTGTTTAAGATTTTAAGAAAGTCATCAGTACCAGAACCATCCAAAGACGAATCAAAGATTTCATCCAATATTAGAAGATTAGTATTTGTTGAGTTTTTCATTTTGGCAATCGCTCTCCATGTAAAGAGTAGTGCCAAGTCGATACGCATTTTCTCGCCTTCAGAGAATGATGCATAAGAGAACTCATCACGAAAACGTGACTTGATAGTTTCGTTGAAGTTTTCGTCAATATTAAAGTTGACAAAGAAATCCATAGAAGATAGATATGTGTTTACCAACTTATTCATAATTGGCAAGTATTGTTTCACAATCTTAGTTTTGATACCACTATCTTGTAGAAGATTTCTTGCAATATCAATATAGAACCTGTCCTCATTTAACTTAGACTTTTGTTCATCAATGAGTTTTATTTGTCCTTTGAGTTCTGCAAGTTTAATTTTATCTTCTTCTGATACAGAACCAGATTCATAAGCTTCAATGTCTTTCTGCAACTTGTCATTAAACTTTTCTAGTTCCACAATAGAAGAACGAATCTTTGCAATCTCCACATCATTATTACGAATGGTTTCTAGATTTGTAAGAATTAGTTGTAAGGAGTCTTGTTCTTCTGATTCCATTCTGTGTAAATCTGCGATACCGTTTTCAATGTCTCTGATTTTTGTTGTGCGAAGTTCTGTCTGCGTCTGCTTTGTTGCAGTCGTAATTGATTGTTCGCAAGTCGGGCATTCATCGTTGTTCTTGAAAAATTCGATTTGACGGTCATGTTCTGCCTTTCTATTTTCTAATGCTGCTTCTGCTTTACTTAGTTTTTTTAGTTTTTGTTCAATCTTTGCGTGTTCTTCTGCATCATAAGACAATGCTTCTTTTTCAGTTTCAAGTTTTTTGATATTTTCGTTTCTTGTAGAAATCGTAGAATTATTATCATTAATTTTCTGTTTGTTTTCATCAATAATAGCAGACTTATTATTTACAACTTCTGCAATAAACTTTTCTTGCATTGCAATCTTTTCTTTACTCAAGTCATATTGATATTCAACATTACGAATCTCTTCATTCAATTCTTTGTTCTTGTTCTTGAGCAAGAAGTTCATTAAAGAGAATACTTTGATATCTAGAATATCTTCAACAACCTCACGGCGTGCCTTTGTAGACAATTGCATAAAAGGAACAAAGGTAGAAGAACCTAGAATAACAACCTGTGTGAAAGAACGATAGTTCAAACCTAAAATCTGCTGTTCTAGATGCTTCTGATAATCCCTTGCGTTTGCATCTTGGTTAATCATCTTGTCATTGACATAGACTTCAAACTTGTTAGGTTTGATACCACGAAGAACCTTAACTTTCTTGCCACCAACAATAAACTCAACTTCAACAACAG